TTTGATGATTAAAATTGGTGTTCCGGCCGCTTACAGAGTTATGCTTGAAACGATAATTGACAGCATGGTTGAAGCTTCTGTTCTTATGCCTCTTGGTCATTGTTTTAGATTGATTCAAGGTATGAAGAGCGGATGGGCCGCCACTGGTAATGACAATACATTATTGCATGAAATGATATTTCGTTGCATAATGCGTCGTCTTGGTTATATGCTACATATTTTGTATTGCGATGACAACCTTATGTCGGTTCCTGATTCTGTCACGGATGACATGTTAGTTTCTGATTATACTAGATTTGGTTTGAAGATTAAGATCATACATTCATCAAGGTATCTTGGTGATGTTGATTTTTTGTCAAAGCATATACATTTTAAAGACGGACATTATTATGTATTTCGAGCAGCTGTTGAAACGCATGCTCGCATTTTGATGCCTGAAGAAATGGATCCCAGACGTCGTGACCGTCCTGATCCTGTGATAGCCGCTGAACGTATACTTGGACATCTGTTGGACAATCCGTTTAACGAGGACGTCAGGAACGTTTGTTACGAATTGTTGGGGAAAATTAAGAAGGACTATGGAGTGGAATATATCGACGTTCATGATAGGATGCGAAAATTTCATCCATGGCGATTCTTTGACTTGGACAAGATTCCAAGAAGATTCCCAACCGTTCCTAGCAAAAGTTTTATCGAAGAGTTATACGGCGTTCCCATTCCATCATATTTACGTATAAATTGGCCTAAGTTGCCCGAACATAAGATTTGCGATAGATCTGCCAGAGATACTGACAGTAATTCGTTTGATTCTGCTAGTGAATTTTCTAATGACGTCGCTTATAAAGCTTCTACATTAGCCGGTAAACAATTTAAGAGATTGGTGCGTAAAATATCACCTTACGCACAGCCGCTTAATTGTTACGGTTTTCATGCTGCACGATTTGAATTTGCAGTTAAGTTCTTTGGTATACGGTTTAACAGTATGTTGGACCTTGGATCACACCCAGGAGCTTGTGCTTCGTCAGCTACAAAGTATTGTAAACACATTACATGTGTTTCCATTAAACCTTCTAAGGATGTACGCGATTTTTGTCCATATGTTGTTCGTGATGCTGGTGTTGTATGCGTTCAGGCAGATGCTGATTACTATGTCCCGACACGTGTTTTTGATCTTCAACACGATGACGTAGACATTGTTGGGGTACGAAGTAGTAAACAAGATTTGGAGATAGGGTTAGGAATGATTAGTCGAGCTAGTGCAAATGTTTTGATGGTCGATCAAGCTCTTATTACCATTAAAGAAGTAAATTGGGAGATCAAGGAC